AGCAGGTGTTCCAACCGGAGCGCAAGAGCCTCGCATGGGCGATTAACAACCGCCTGTTGAACGGGTATAAATTCCGGTACGTTGAGGCTTATTTCCTTGAGCCGGACATCAGCAACCCGGACGACCTTTATAAACTGCTGACGGTAGCGAACAATGCTGGAGGGCTTACGCCGAATAAGGCGAAGCAGATTATCTACGAGGCCTACGGAGAAGTTTCGGAGGACTACCCGGAGGAATGGGGCGACGTTCCATTGGCATACAGCAAGACGCAGAGCAGCGGCGCAGGCTTTGACATCGGCGGCCTTACAATGAGCCTGCAAAAGCAGATTGAAAAGGCAGCCAGCAGCCACGACGACAGCGTAGTGGCGGTGATGAAAGAGGTCAAGCGGCTTTTGATGAAAATGGACAAGGGGGAGTGAATATGTGCTTAGAGTGCAAACCCCTCATAAAAGCCATTGACGCATATATCCGCAAAGCTGACGACGACCTTGCAGACGCACTCGGAGCAGAGGGTTACGCAAAGCCCAAAAAGACGCTCAAGTATGCGGAGGACATTGAGGACGGCGTTGCAGAGGCTCTTTTGGACGAGACAGAATACATCATTGCGGAGGCGGAAAAGTCGGTAGACCTTGAAGCCTTTGCGGAGGACGTTTGGCCGAGAGTTAAGCTCAACGACGCAGCCAAAGCAAAGCTCACGACGGTATTTACGGAGAGCTTTTCGGAGTTTATGCCGGAGTTCGTCGGATATTACCTAAAGCAGACTGACAAAGACCTCAAACTGTTGCAGGTATCGAAGAAAACGACAGCGTGGGTCAAGTCGTGGAGCAAAGAGCTGGGAGAGATTATGCAGCTCAACAGCCACACCGAAATCGAGAACATTCTCGAAAGCGGACTGCAGAACGGTAGCAGCATAGCAGAGTTTACGAGGGCTATTCTTGACAGCGGAATACGAGACGAATACTACAAGGCTCGCAGAGTTGCCATAACGGAGGTGCTGACGGCGCACCGGGCAGCGCAACAGGAGGCATTCATGCAAAGCCCGGCAGTATCGGAGAAGATGTGGAGACACACCGGGGAATACAGAAACGAGCCACGACAAAACCATGTTGATATGGACGGGCAGCGAGTACCAGTCGGAGAGCCTTTTGAGCTGATAGGAGCGGACGGAGGCACATACAATCCGATGTACCCCGGCGACCCGATATTACCAGCCGGGGAACGTATCAACTGCCATTGCATAGGCCAGCCCGTCGTCAGTGAAGAAATACTCGGCTTGCCGCTGGAAGAAAGACAACGGCTGCAGCAGGAGGCTATTGACGCAATGGACGACGAATGGGAGAAAGAATTGGACGCACAGAACAAAGCGAAAGCAGGAATAGAGGAGGAATAGCCCTCTCGCTGCCTCTCGTGGCGCAGGAGTGTCCGAACGATACCGGGCAAAGGAATTTACCACCCCGGACACAAAACGGCAAATTCGAGCCGCTCAGAGCATTTTCGTGGTGTCACGAAAAAGATATTGGTAAGAGGCAGCGGTAACACTGCTTTTTATATTTCCCAGAGCTATTGAAAGGAGGTGAGAGGACATGAAAAGGAGCTTGAGGAAAGCATACGAAATTACAGACGCAAAAATCCAGTTCGTATCACTCGTTGATAAGGCGGCGAATAAGCGTCAGTTCCTTTTGAAAAAAGCAGACGACGGCAAAGCGGTATTCACGACCTATGGCAGAATTGTAAAGGCGGACGCAGACAACCACTACGTCACCGGGATTGTGTACGAGCCTATGGAGGAGGACAGCCACGGCAATTTTATGACCGAGGAGGAAATCACAAAGGCTGCGTACTGGTTTGCAAAGAACGGTGACAAGGTAGACCTGCAGCACAGCTTCGAGCCGTTGGAGGGCGCAACCGTTGTTGAAAACTGGATTGCAAAAGCTGATTTTGAAATCGACGGAGAGGCAATTCAAAAAGGAACGTGGCTTATGACTGTAGAGGTAGCTGACGAGAGCGTGTGGGAGGGCATTGAAAAAGGCGAAATCACAGGCTTTAGTATGGGCGGCCTCGGAAATTATAGCGAGGAGGACGTAGAGTTGGATAGCGTAAACAAGCAGCAGGAAACCAGCGAGAAAAAGGGACTGTTGAAGCAACTGGCAGCAGCTTTAGGACTGAGTGTTGTAGAAAAGGGAACTATGGCGGAGCTTTACGAGGAGCGCAGCAAAGGTACGCTCTTTTGGAACGCATTTAACTCCCTTGAGGAGATTTTATACAAGTACGACAACATCACAGGCCGCTGGCTGTATGAGACGGACGAGAGCAGGGTACGAGAGTGCCTTGAGGAGTTCAGCCAGATTATCACCAGCATTCTCACTGGCAAAGAGAGTATCACAAAGGCCATTAACACTGACAGACCGATTGAAAAGGCTGGCAGAAAAATGAGCCTCAAGAACAGAGATACGCTCACGGGCATTTATGAAAGCCTTGGAGCATTTCTCAAGGAGTTCGACGACCCGGAGGAGGACGACCCGGACGACAAAAAGGACGGCAAGAAAACCGACGAGGCGGAGGACGACGACAAATCCAAAACCGATAAGGAGGAAAAAGAAGTGACCAAACAGGAAGTAGCAGCGATTGTGGAAAAGGCAATCGCAAAGGCAATGGGCGGCGACCAGCAGGACGGCGCACAGACCACGCAGGAGGACGCAGGAGCGGTTGAAAAGGCAGAGGGTAAGGAGAGTACCACCCCGGCTGAAATCACCCCGGAAAGCGTTCAGAAAATGGTTGAGGCAGCAATCGAAAAGGCACTTGCACCGCAGCACGAGGAGGCTGTTACCGCAGAACAGGTACAGGAAATGATTTCCGCAGCGGTTGAAAAGGCGGTTACGCCTGTACTGAAAAGCAAGGGCTTACCGAGCAACCTCAACGACAGCACCGTAGAAAAAGCGGCAGGTGAGGAACATTACCTGCACGGCATTCTCTAATAAAACGATAGGAGGAACAATAAACATGGCAATTTCAAACAACACCATCATCAGAAAGGCGGCCATTGAGACTGGCTCTCTTTCTTCCGGGCTTCTTAACCCGGAGCAGGCTCGAAAGTTTATTCAGCAGACTTTCGACGCTACCAACCTTGGCGGCCTTGTCCGCCACGAAATGCGTACCGCAAAGACGGGCGAAATCGACAAGATTGGCATTGGCCGTCGTATCGTGCGCAAAAAGACCGAGAACAACGACGACGGTTATAGAGCTGGCGTAAAGACAAGCCAGATTGAGTACAGCACCACTGCTGTGCGCTTGCCTTGGGAGATTACCGAGGAGACGCTGCGTGAGAACATCGAGGGCCAGAATCTTGAACAGATTATCACCGACCTTATGACCTCCCAGCTCGGCGTAGATATGGAGGACTTGTACCTCAACGGCGACGAAAGCACCGAAAGCTCCGACGAGGACTACGACTTCCTTAAAATCAATGACGGCTGGATTAAGCAGATTTCCAACGGCGGACACGTTTATGACGCTTCCGCAGCCGGGGAAATGAGCCTTGACCTGTTCTACAAGACGCTTGCGCAGATTCCGAACAAGTACAACAACGGAAAGCTCCGCTGGCTTATGTCTCCTCGTAGAGCGCAGGAATGGGAGCTGTTCCTGCTTAACAAGGTGATTGGAGCAGGCGGCGCAGTACCCGACAGCATTTACACCGCACCGGCCCGTATTCCTGCGGTTGAATGCCCGTCCCTTGACGACAGCACTATCCTGTTGACCGACCCGAAAAACCTTATTGTTGTCAACACCTACGGGGTAAAAATCCGTAAGACTGTTGAGGGCAAAGAGGCGATTATGCAGGATAAGCGTTTCTACGTTACTCATTTGGACTACGACCCTATTATCGAGGAGCTTGACGCTACAGCAATCATTAAGGGTCTGAAATAAGAGAGGAGGCAGCGACTATGTTTCATTTGAAACTGATTAAGGCACTCTCCTACACTGGCGTTATCACAGCCACAAGCCGCAACCCGGACGTATTCACAGAGGACAAGGCTACCGCCGACGCAGCGGTAGCCACCGGGTATTTCAAACTCATTGAGGAGCAGGAGGAGCAGCAGGCGAAAACGGCGCACCTCGACAAAGAGCAGCTTGAGAACATGAAGCTCGACGACCTCAAGAAACTTGCAGCGGATATGGGTATCGAAACAAAAGGCCTCAAGAGTAAGGCTGAATTTGCGGAGGCTATTGCAGCCGTAGAGGTTATTCCCGACCCGGAAACTGACGAGGACGGAGAGGAAAACGAGGTAGACTACGGCGAGGGCAGCCCTACTATGGTTGAGTTGCAGGAGAAGTAAGCCGGAGGAGGTGCTATATGGCAGATAGACCGTGGGTAACACCTCAAGAAGTCAAAGACTACTCCGAGATACCAGCGGTGCAGCAGCGCAGCGACACCCGGCTCACGGTGGATATTGCGAGGGCGGAGCAGTATATCATAACCTACACTCACAACTCGTTTAAGAACGAGGAGGAGATACCGCAGGCAGTAAAGACAGCGGCTCTTATACTTGCGGAGGCATACGCCCACAACGCAGCTATCGCAGCGAAAGAGGTCAAATCAGAGACTTTTGACGATTA